GAAATAATCCATTTACTTCTATGGCTATTTTTCTTGAAAAATTCATTAGATCAACTCTCAAGCGAGTCTGAGGTAAGAGAACCTCCTCTCCAACCACATCATCCTTCCAATACTTTTTAAAAAATTGCTTTACATTAAACTGGAAAAAGCTAAGACTATCGCCATTCCATTTTATTGCATATTTTTTCTCAGATAATGGTCGGATATTATCCTTTGCCGTTATCCATTTCATTTAAAAATTATTGAGATAATCTTTGGATTTCTGCAATTATAAGACTACAAGCCTGTACTAAATTGTCTTGAACAGATTCGCTAGGAGAAAAATTTTTGAATGGCCAAAGTTCTTTAGCTTCTTTAAAATTATTATCGCCAGAAGTTTGACCATGAGCAAAACCAACAAGAGTTAAAGCAGCTAATGGAAGCTGACCATTTTTATATTGTAGATCATGATCTACAGTATAGCCTTTTTCAATTTGTTTTTCTCTTTGATGCTTGATTGAATCTAGTATTTCTTGAATGTCTTTCATATTTTATAAAGATATATTATATTCTTTTAGAAAAAAATCAACCGATAAATTTCCAATATTTTCGTTAAAAAGTTCTACTAATTTAATATTATTTCTAATACACCATTCTCTTTTACTATCATCACTTTTAACTTTGTTTAAAAAATTTTGTCGATTCTTATGCAGCCATGGATTAAAATTCACATGATACTCATCAGGACTTACCTCTATAGCTATTTTTTTAGAGAAATTGAAAAGATCAATTCTAAATTTACTACCCGGAATAACAAACTCTTCTTTTACTACATCATTTTTCCAAAATGGGTAAAGGAAATTTTTTACTTTAAGCTGGGGAATAGAAATTTTCTTATCCCAATCTATACAAGATTTAGCAACTACATTTACTTTTGTGTTGCCTCTTAATTTCGTTAATTCCATTAAGTTATAATCTCATTTACCTTTTTAAGAAGCCATTCAAAAACATTTTTATTGCTTTCTATATAATCATAAAGAGAAGACATTCCTTGATGCTGGATTTGTATTTCTACCCCATCTTCTCTAGCCATTGATACAATGCTTTCAGAAAAAGAATACCAAGCTCCTTTTTTAGTAACGAGCTCAAAGGATATAATCATATCCACTACTTCTTTCTCAACCCAAATAGCACAACCACTTCTTCCCTTTTTAATAGGAATTTTTACTTTAGATCCGGTCACATCTGTGGATGACTTTTTAATTTCAATGGTAGCATAAACTCCAAGAATTTTATTCTTTACAGGATCTGGTTTTTCATTAGGCTTTTCGAGAATATAATCTCCACCATAACGAGGTTGATACGAAAGAGTAATATCGCTTTGGTGATTGATTGCTGATCCTCCTGCCCCATCACTTTGCCTTGGAGGAGTCTTACTATAAGGATCGAGTTTGATCTCAGCTGTGTACTGACTTGTAATCAAAAACAAAGCATCGAAGTGAACTACCTTTAAAGCCAATCTTTTAAATAAAATTTTTGTAAGAAGAGGAACTCCAGCTACTTTAACATTCTCATCTCCATTCCATAGATTCTTCTCTTTATCTGATTTAAGTATTACACCATCTAGAGAATCCAGAATAATACATAGCTTCTCTCCAGCCTCGTGCATTTTAGGAAGAATACTTTCAATCAAAGAAGCTATAGTTTCAAAAACATTACAACTAAAAACGAAAACAGTACCGTATTCCCAATCGCTTGGATCAGTAACAAATTTCATTCCTGTTCTTTTCTGCATTTCTGGGGTTAAGCGGGCTTCAGCTTTAATAAAAATGGTTTTAGATTTTTCAATCTTATCCATATAATTTTGAGAGAAGACAAAACATTGTGAAGTTTTACCTAACTCACTCCCCTTGCCACAAACTCTGACAAAGGAGCCAGAGCGCACCTTAATTAAGGTATCTAGGCCTAAAGATCCAGAAGAAATCGTTACCTCCTCAGGTTGAAGGTAATTAAAATGATTTTCCTCATTGTTTTTCAAAAATGAATTAAGCATATCTTTTGAATCTGCTTCATTTGAGGAGTCTTCTTTTTTCTTAGATGCCATATTATTATAATTTTTCTATTCTGCTTGTTCTAATCCCTGAGTTTTCGAAGAATACAACTCGCAAGAGTTACAAACTTCATCGGTTAGTCCGTGGATTCCACGTTCTAAACAATAATAACCAACAGATCTTTTAGATGCGCAGCATGAAGGGCCATACTCTGCAACTGTATCTGATCTGAATTTACATGTTTCCATTTTATTTTCCATAGATAAAAGAATACAATTTAAAAAATAATCCCGCGCCTAATTAAAGGCGCGGGAGAAACATTAATCTACTAAACAATAGATGTCTTTGCAACTTTCAGAACTTCTCCATTATTAACATTTACAAAAGTAACATAATTATTAGAGATGCTCAAGATCTTCGCACAAAACTTTTGTTGTCCTCTCTTAGATCGTGTATGCAAAGTGATAAATCGACCTCGATGATTCGTATAAGGATGGGCCACAGGGGTTTGAGCTACGATCTTTGCTGTTTCAGTTTTTGTCTTATTTTGCTTATTCATATAGAGATATTGTGTCAAACAAACATATTTTTGTATGCTTTATAATTAAAGCTTTTAGTCTGTCTGATTGCTCTTTTGTTAAGAGCTCTTCTTTTGTGTAATCTATTATAGATTGCAATGCAATTTCATTTGCGATTGCTTTCACGTCTGACTCTAGCACATTCATATTATTTGTCAATTAAAATTTTTAAAGATTGAAAGATTTTAGAGAAAATTCAAAAGGATTACCTTCAATATTCTTTACCAAGTTTAACATTTCAAGAGCTATGATTCGAGTTTCTTCTTGAGTGTCAGGCTTTAGTCTTAAATTCCAAAAATTAAGAAAAGAAAGTAACGATCCTGTCCAGATAAATTGAGTTTCTAAACACAAAGGTAAAATTGCTCTAGCTTGTTCCTTAGCAACTCCGGCGTCACAAAGTTCCTTGTAAAGTAAAGAGGACTGTTTAACAAAGTTAGAAATTTTTTCTAATAATTCTGGGCTATCAATTTCACCTTCACTACCCTGTTTAGATGACTTAGATTGTTTTCTCAGTTTCTCTATTGTAAAATAATTATCACTGAAATCAACGTATCTACCACTTATACTATTCGCGGACATTCCAACCTGATGTTTAAAAAGCTGTCTCTCTACAAAAATAGGACACTCTATTCTGAATTGTAATTGAGGATGTCTGAAAGGAGCGACATGTTTATGTTCAACAAGAAAATTTATTAGTTTTCCATCTTTTTCATCGAAAGTAGATTTTTCTTTTCCGTAAGAAACTCTTGCCGCATTGATGACCATAAGGTCGTCCCCGAAATAATTAATTAATTGTGCTTGCATTTTGTAAATTTATTTTTTTTCTGTTTTCTATATGAGATAAGATTATATCTTCTTTTGATTTTCCAAAATATTCGACTCCATGAAAGTTTTTAATTATTTCCACATTAAGACATTTGTTTACAGAGGCATCAAAAACATAAGCTAATATTCTCCCAAATTTTTCTTTACCTTCCAATGACACATTGTGTATATGAGTTTTAATAAGAACTTCATTTTTATTATTTTTAAAAAATGTTTCTGCAAATTTTTTACTTAACTCTCCGAATTTTTTTTCTTCAGAATCTTTAGTTTTTATCTCAGGGGTATCTACCCCCATTAATCTTATAAATTTCTCCTTTAAGGAAAAACCGAATCCAAGATCAATGTCAGCTAAAAAAGTATCTCCATCATAAACTCTTAAGACTTTAGCTTTATATTCGTAAGGCATTTAATTGTTTTTTTTGATTTGACTTTCTAAAATAGGGGAAAGATTAGCAGGACTGTAATCTGGACCCTTTTGCCATTTACCATCCTCTCTACGAAATCCATTTGTAATTTTGGAATCATTAGATCTACATACTTCATTTTCGAATGGCTCAATATCAAGACCGTAAGAGCATGCAGCTCCTATAGATACATAGTTAATATCAGCTAAAGCATCTGCTACTTCTATCAAGTTCACTTCTCCTTCTATATCGTAATTGAAATCATCAATACTTACTGGCTCTTCTTTATCCGACAAAGAAACTTTAACCCCGCTTGCTTCAGCAAGTTCTAAAACCTCTTCTAAAAGAAGACTTATTCTTAGAACTCTAGTTAAATTGTCAGGTGGAGAAGGAGAGTCTGGGCAGTTTTGCCCAATAGATTTCATGAAATTTAATACGCTTTTTTGGAAATTCGTCATAACAACGAAAATACTATAACATATTTTAAAAAAGTCAAGCTTTTTCTACTGATAGCTTTTCGATATCAGATTTTAACATTTTATTTACAAGTTGATCAAAGTTGCATTTCGGAGTCCAGCCTAAATCTTTTCTAGCTAATGAACTATCTCCTAATAAAGTTTCTACTTCAGCTGGTCTATAAAACTTTTTGTTAATACTCATTAAAGTTTTTTTAACTCCATTAATATAAGATATTAATTCTTCATCCTCTGGATGACCAGTTTTATTTTCCCATGAAACATCTAACCCAATATAATTAAAAGATTTTTCTACAAACTCTCTGATAGAATGAGTTTCATTTGAAGAGAAAACATAATCTTTAGGTATTCCGTCATATTTTTTATTATAAATACTTTGGTTCAACATTTTCCATACACCATCCATAAAATCCTCTGCATCACTCCAATCTCTTTTAGCATCTATATTACCTAGTTCTAATGGATAAAAATCTAAATTATTTTCAATACAATACTTTATCGAGGAAACTTTTTTAGATATTTTTCTAGTAACAAATTCTTCTCCTCTTCTAGTTCCTTCATGATTGAATAGCCAACCTTGAATAGCATAAAGGTTATATGACTCTCTATATACTTTTATAAGCTGCCTAGAAGCAGCTTTGCTTGCTCCATATGGACTTCTTGGCCTTAATGGGTGAAGTTCGTCTTGAGGAAAATATAAAACATTTCCAAATTCTTCAGAAGATCCAGCTTGATATAAACGACAATCAGGTTTATATAATCTGATAGCCTCTAATATATCAAGAACAGCTGTAGAATTAGTCTGCCATGTTTGCCTAGCAAAATCCCAGCTACTAGCAACAAAACTTTGAGCAGCAAAATTGATAAAATAATCAGGAAGTAGTTTTTCTACAATCCTAGAAATAGCATGAGGATCAGTCAAATCAAAATTAATGAGATGAAATCTATCTGATTTTACATGTTTAATATTTTCATGATTATAAACACTTAGTCTTCTTACTCCTCCGAAAATTATAAGATCTGTATTCTCAAGTAAATAGTCAACCATATGACTACCATCTTGACCAGTAACACCAGTTACAATTACACAGGGTTTACCATTACGTATATTAAAAGCTTCATCTATATTGAGTATGTTAGATGTATCTATTTTTTTTCCATAATAGGTTTCTTGTAAATTATTAATCATTTTAATAAATTTTAAGATTCGCAACTAGTACAGGTCATTAGATTTCTAGATAATTCTTGAGCAGGATTAGCAGATCTTTGGTAATACAATGTTTTAATTCCCATCCTCCAAGCTTCGATTAGCAAGTCACTTACTTCTTTTGGCTTTATATCTGGAGGAATCATAATATTCAAGCTCTGACTTTGATCTATAAATTTTTGTCTTTGTGCAGCTTGAATAATAATTTCTTTTTGACTAATTTCTCCAAAAGTTTTGAATACATCTTTTTCCTCAGAAGAAAGAAAATCTAAATGTTGAACTGAACCGCCTCTAATCAAAATAGATTTCCATACTTCATCTGTATCATTCTTATACTTCTTGAGGATTTCTTTTAGATAAGGGTTTTTGAAAGTAAAAGATCCTTTAGCAAGCTTCTTTACGAAGTAATTACTGTTAAGGGGTTCTATACTTTGAGAAACTTGACCTAAGATAAACGAAGAGGAAGTAGTAGGAGCCACAGCAATAGTAGTCACATTTCTACGACCATATCCTTTAAGAAGCTCAGGCTCTCCAAACAAATCAGCGAGATCTTTAGAAGCTTGATCTGCTCTCTTTCTGATGACTTCCCATATATAAGAATTAAGCATCTTCGCCTCTAAAGATTCAAAAGCAATCATTTGAGATTGCAGAAAAGAGTGCCATCCTAAAACTCCCATTCCTAAAGCTCTTTGATTCTTTGCAAACTCATGAGGAGCTTCCATGAATTTCATTCCTTGAGTTTTCTCAACAAACTCTTGATTAACTGTATCTAGGAAGTAAATTAAGGTTTCAATCGCATCAGTTTTTTTAATCTCATCCCAATGCAGAAGATTCAAAGAAGATAAAACACAAACAAAACTTTCATTACTGTTTGATTGAAGAGTTATCTCTGAACAGAGATTGCTCGAATTTATTTTATAGCCTTTATCTTTATAAACTTGAGGAGCATTATTGTTTACAGTATCGGTAAAGAAAATATATGGATATCCAGTTTCGAAACGCTTCTTAATGATCTTTGCCCATATCCCTCTCTTATCTTTATCACCCTCAATCATCTTATTCATCCAATCATCTGAGACTGTCACTCCAATACTCATATTTTGAATTGAATGTCCTTCAGAACGAATCATAAGGAATTCTTCAATATCAGGATGATCTACAGGTAGATATGCAGCAAAACTTCCTCGGCGGGCTGAACCCTGACTAACGACATCAGAAACTTTATCGAAGAGTTCCATAAAATGAGCAGCTCCACTTGATTCTCCTCCGGAACTTATTTTAGCTCCCCTTTTTCGAAGATCTCCGAAGTAGCCTGAAGTACCTCCCCCCATTTTAGACATAATACCAACCTCTCCAACTTTCCAAAGAATATCGGTCATTGTATCAGACACATGGGAATTAAAACAAGACACAGGAAGTCCTCTCTTATTACCATAGTTAATCCATACTGGGGTACTTAAACTATAATATCCTAAAGAAACATATTTCTCAAATTTATCTGCATACCCATCAATGCCAAGAATTCTCTGTGCATTTTCTGCTATTTGCCGAACTCTTAGTTCTGGAGCCATTCCCTCTTCAAGATACCCTCGTTCTAAAAACAGACGACTGTGGCTATTTAGCCATTTGTAAGCTTTTTCCATAATTCTATATATAGTATATACTACAATACAAAAGTCAAGTCGTAACTATACTAAAATAATTCTGATTCATCAAAACATTGAGAATTTTTAGAATACTCAGTGGGTTTACTTGCAAAAAAATCACTCATATTATTCCCATGAAGCTGTTCTTCAAACCAGTCTGTTTTTGAAATTAAATCCTGATCTATTTCAAATATTTTTTTGTATCCGATACTAACCAATGATTCGTTCATACGGTTTTTAATAAAATTCTTTAAAAGAGGAGAATTTAATTTTTCGGTTTCTAATCCATTTACAATCCAATCAATAATTTCACATTCATATTTAACTGCTTGTTCAGATTCATACATTACCTTTGCTTCAAGTTCTTCATCAAAAAGTTCTGGATACTCGGAACGAATAGTATTAATAATCTTAATGCCAACGATAGCATGAAGATTTTCCTCTCTAGAAGTGTATTCTACTTGCTTATTCGTATCTTTAAGAAGATTCTTGTAACGACCAAACCAATTAATAATATAGAACTGCGAAAACAGAGCAATATTTTCAACGAATAAAGTAAAAAGGATTATAGAGTATATGAACTGTTTTTTATTATCGGAGTGAAACTTATGAAGATGTTTCCGAAGATAATTAACTCTACCTTTTATAATATCTAATTTTAAAGCATCATCAAAAGCAGTTTCTAATCCTAGAACTTCTAAGAGTCTTTCATATGCATCTCCGTGTATAACCTCTGTATTGGCCATAACAAAGCCTAGATCGTTCATTGAAGGGTGAGGTAGGTTATCACCCAACTTAGACCAAAACTTTTTTACAGAAATTTCTAACTGGCCAATCGTAGTTAAAGCTTTTACAATTATTTCTCTTTCCTTTTCAGAAAGCTTAACTTTAAAATCTTGTAAGTCACTTTGAAAATTGAATTCTTTATTAGTCCAAAATCCATCGTGCATTGCTGAAATAAATTCTTGGCTCCAAGGATAGCGATCTGGCTTCCTAGAGATTTGTTCTTCGAAAATCATAATTAATTCTTTTTTATTTCTGAGGGATGAGCTACGTTATACTTCTTTTTGTACTTTGCAACTTCTTTTTCAAGAATAGGGTCTTTACCTAGTTTATCTTTCCTCATATGGGAAAGTTCTTGAGCTCTATCCTGCAAATCTCCAATAGTGCCTTTTTTATTTGTTTTATTTAAAAAGTCCCTAGAGGAAAAAGGATCAATTTTAGTATCTATACTTGTGTGAGGAATAGTCCAAACTCTATTCCATTGAACACCATTCTGTGCATATACGTGTTCATCATTCATACCTTGAACGACTTCGATTCTTTCTTTAGAATCTGGATTCTCATAAATATATATCATAGGAATTATATCTACACTTTTCTAAATATTTACAGAAATTTCTGGAGTTAATTTCAAAGAAAAAATTGGCAAACCTATATGGCTAGTAATACCCAAATCCAAAGCTTCCTGAGCATTTAAGTACCAATCCAAATCTTTTCTTTTATTTAATTCTTTTTTAAGCCATTCTTTATTTTTAGGACCTTTCAAATGAGAAGAAATTATTTTAAGTATCTCTTCCTCCTCCTTCATTAAAGCATTAAAAAATTCTTTTTGTTCACTGGCTCTTCCATCTGGAATAGAAGAGACCTGAATACCATGCAACATTAATCCTGCATATTCTCCCATGAAACGGAAACCTTCATCGCCGAAACAGAATATGAAAGCCCCAGCTGAAGAAGCTTCGCCAGCTGTCATTGTAGCAATTTTCAACCCTTTTTTTCTAGCGGAAAAAAGGATAGATAAAATAGCTTTTAAAGATGAGATATCTCCTCCGGGAGATTCAATATGAATAGGGAAAAGTATTTGCTCCAGTTCTATAGCTTCATTGATTCTATTGCTTAAAGCTTTTACAGTTGTTGAAGAAAATTCAGTTAAGTAAAAACTTCTTGGTCCATTGATCCCTTGAACAAAGTTTGGAGCATTTATATCCCATTTCATATATTTGATAATAGTGTATCTACAGTATTTTGTACACTGAATACACTCGGAAGAGTAGATATACTTTTTTCACCAGAATTAAAAAATTCAACGGCTTTTAAAATTTTACCTTCTACTTCTTTATCATCAAAATCGAACATGTTTCCTTGATTAACTATATTACCTAATTTAAAAAAGGCATCATCATAAATAGGAATTTTTTGAGAAGGTTTTACAATAATAGCATTCCCATTGTTAATAAAATCAGAATGAGCATGAGCATCCATTGCTACACAAACCTTATTAAGAGAAAGCATATTAAACAAAGGAAGATTGAATCCTTCTGCGCCGGAAAGACCGGAAAGATCAATATCACAAGAATTCATTAGTTTGTTCACTTCTGAATTTTTTTCTTGACGAGAGATCAGATTGACATTCCAAGGAATAGATCCCTCAAAGATTTGATTTAAAATTTGTTCCCATTTTTCTCTCTCTACAAAAGGGTTATCTATTAAACAATTCAATCTATATCTTTTATCATTGCCGAAAAGCTTCTTCCATATTCTGATTATCTTTTCTGTATGTTTTCTTTTTTCAAATTTTCCAATAAGCA